AGTAGGGGGTCCATTTCCCCGCCCGTAAAGCTAGCCTGATATGCTTGGAATTTACTCATCTAAGCTCAGTCAACATATAATCTGATATAACTCCCGGCGTTTGCCCCGCACTATCAGTGCTTACTGCTTGTCTAAAATAACCACCGCGCATACCTTCTCCCGGTGTGCCAAGTGCAATACTACGCCACAACTCTACTTTAGTTGTTTGGTCAGTCATTGTTTCTGCTAAATGCCAGGCTAACTGATAAGCTAGGAGCGTAATGAAGTACGACGGCAAAGCCCCTTCGTTCACATCTTTTTGATAATCTATTGTTATGGTTGTTTCATCGGAAAACAAAACCGTACCACCATTAGATGACTGACCTATTTCCCAATTCTTAATAAGAGGTGAACCCGCTGTAGTGCTAGCTCGAACCGCTCTAGGAACGCCACTCAGCATATCGTTCGGTAAAGCATACTGATATGACCATTCACTTGTAGGTACTGTTGTTTCTTGCGCGAGCGTTGCTTTGCCTAGAGTAAATGTCCAAGAGTACATAGCAAGCGTTGATGCTTTAACTTCCTTGTACAAAATATTACAAGCGTCAGCCGCAGCCGACGCATCTGAAAAACTTGTGATTTTGTTTGCTCCTAAGAACACTAAGGCTTTGTTACAAATACTTACGTCTGTGTCACCAATAGCCATTCTTATCTCCTAGAAGGTAGAAGGGGGCGTTGCCGCCCCCAACATATTAGTCTGAGTCAGTTACAACAGCGATTACTGTGCCGTCACTCATATCAACAACGCCTGAAGCGTTACTGACTACAACGTGCATTGTAATCGTTCTTGTACCACCCGTAGCACCGTGGACGATAAACATATCGCCAACTGCTAGTGTGTCTGACAAGTCGTTGAAATAGCCTGAGCCATCAACGACTGTATGTGCGTCCGTCGTGGTATAACAATAGAGTGCGGGAACCGTACCCTTCATGCTTTGACCACCAAGTGAGGACATACCAGTTGCTGCAAATGCCATGATTATCTCTCCTTATTCTTCACAAATAACATCAACGATTCCATCAACATCGACCGCACCAGCACCCATTGAGAGCATTGCAGTTACTAAGAAAGATGTTTTTTCAGGAATGTAGTTGATTTCGGTTTTTGGAGCGATACCAATACCAACACCAAGTGCAGAGCGATGGAAAGCAAAACAAGTACGGTCAGCAGTTGCTAACGGTAGTCCACCTTCATCACGGTCACCTAGGATATGGAAGGTAAAACCTAGCATACTTCCGACACTGCCATTTACTAAAGCATTTATAGTCTGAAAATCGCTCGAAATTGCTCGTTCATCACCAAGTAATCCAGACAAATTATTTGCATGAATAACTATGTGACGGTCAGTAGCCGGAACGTTTTTCGCATCCAAAGCTTTTTTCGCCGCAAGAAGTTTACCAACATTCAAGTTTGATGCTGCTGCTGACCCAGAGGTAACAACAGTTTTAGCAACTGTGGAACCCGCTGACGCAGCGTTAAGTGCATCAATAATGATTTGGTCTTCACGACGTCCAATAGCATTACCCACAACTTGCGCGAGTTCTTGACGCTCATCGAAGTTAACTTTTTGCTGATTAAAGATATCCGAATATTCGCTAGCCACAAAGTCTTGCATTGAAACAGAAACTTGTGAAAAGGCTGCGTTAATCGGGGTGACATCGGTTTGTGGAACGCGAACTGATGCAGTTCCTTTACCAACTTTCGGGAATTTTACGGTGTCTCCCGTAACACCTGTGCGTGTGCGTCCTACTCCACGAAGTGTCGCCGCACCTTGGTAGGCTTGGTGGACTTCCGCTTCAAATAGCTGGACGAACGCTGGACTGAGGTTCGTAGACATAATTTATAGCTCCTGTATGAACCAGTTAAATTTACGCCGTATGAGGTTGTCGGAATGTCCGGCCTTTGGCTTCGTGGAAACGTCCACGCCCGGTGTAATTTCTACACGCCAAACAGGCCCTAGGGGTTATCTGTTGAAAGAAAGATATACTACAAGCTGTGGCTTGTAAATACTTTATACCACACATTTAGCCTTTGTACAAAAAGGCCCCCGCCAAGAGTAGAGGGCGAGGGCAAGTTAGGCGGAGTATAACGCCACAGGCATTAACCATATCTTTGTTCAAATTCTTTCTCGACTTGGCGAGTAAAAGCAGGGTCGTTTCCGTAGCGGGAATCATTCATTTTGCTTTGCATAGAGCGTTTGAAATCGTCTTCACTTACTCCAGCTTCTGCTACATCTGCTACTGGAATTTTTGACATATCACCTGTCATAGAGCGCACCTTTTGCATAAGCCTCTGGCCTACAGCCGAACCGCCCCAGATGTTTAGTTCAGCACGTTCTGCATCAGATATAATACCTTTGCGCTCCAAACCATCAGCCCAATTGATATTAGACTTTAAAATTTCATCAGCGTTGGGGCCAAGAGCCTCACGTTCTTGCTTTAGGTCTAGCTGAACAGCCGCCATGTCTTCACCCGCCATACCCGTAATGCTAGACGCAAGCTCATCAAAAGCCGCTTGATTGACCCCATATTTCTGCGCCCAATCTAAATAGGTTGATACAACCGGGTCATTAGATTCATAACCAGCTTCCGTCAAAACTTCTGTGTTGTATTCTTTAGGAGCTTTGTGTTTGCCCTGAGAAAATTGTTTCTGAAGTTCATCGTAAGACTTCATCATTTTTTCTAGGTCTGGACCTTCTTTGTCATCCCAAAATTTTTCGGGAATAAAATCAGGACGCTCAAACGTTTCTTCTTCTGTTGGCTCGCCCTCTACTTCTTCATCCGCACGATGCTCAATAGTTTCACCTTCTTCTAAGGCTTTATCATCTTCTAAAGCTACCGACGCCATTAGACCGTCTGGGGCTGCTTCTTCAGTTATCCCTTCAGCTTCTGGGTTATTCTCGCTCATTTGCTCTTTTAATCCTCTGTTCTATTTCACGCACTAAACTATTCTGCCCTTCCCGTGCGTATCCAAAAGAAGGGTCTGCGCCGGGTATCCATGCGGGTTGTTCAATAGTTATTGCCCGTAGATGTTTTAATATTTTTTTCCCAGCCTCAGTATCAAAGCACCGCTTGTACTGAATATCTAAATCTCTTTGAGATGATGTATTGGGTAACTCTAAATGTGTAACGCTTGAATCTACACCATCCCAACCAGGCGAGTTAATGCTACGAATACGCTCTGATTGGCTCATTGCATTTGCTCCCCATCAGGTGGCAACACGCCTTGTTGCTGTGCCGCCATCTGTGCCATTTGCATCATCTCTTCTTGCATTTGCTGACGCTCTTGCGGCGTTGTTCTAAGTTTTGCTGGGATACCCAACTGGTCAGCTATGTAATCACCGACAGCGTCCATCTTGAGTAACGTTTGACCTTGTGGCCCCATCATCTGAGAAATCTGCATAAACTGCATAACCTCATTCATTTTTTCCGCATTGTTAGCCATAGCCAAAGGTGACACTGGTACGACCTTTACCTGAAGCCCGTTAATTTTTAGGGGCAATTCAATCTCACCCATTTCATCCATGAGTTCTAAAGTACGACGAACGATTGGAAACATTGTCTCGCTGATTAAACGACCAAAGGCACTACCTAAATTTTGAGAGAGTTCTTTCATCCTTTCCACGATTTCTGTAGCTGACCTAGCTGACATATTGTCAGGCGGTAAGCTTTCATCGAGCAAGGTTTTCTTAATGTTTACACGCAAGTCATTGGAAACGATTTGTGTTAGGTTGGCGTCGCCCGAACGTGGAAGGGGCTGCAAAGAAGGACCACGAGGCCCCCCGTTCGAGCTAACGCCTATTACCGCTCCGGGAACGATGCTTATGGTCTGGGGATTTAAGACGCCATCATCTACAGCGGTAAACACTCCACCAATACTTATACTGGCGTTTTTAAGAGTTAATTCAACAACCTTGTTTAATGTCTTAATGTCGGGCAGAGCATAAAGCACCGGGCCACGACCATACCGTTCGTTACTAGCTTTCATATATCGAGAGATAACCCAGGGGAAAGACTTGAGGTCACGATGTACAAGCTTAAAGTCTTCTTCTGCTGTTATCAAACAATAGTATATTTGATTATCTATTGTGTAAGTGGCCTCTATCATTTCAAGAGGTTTGGTTTCATCGTCCTCATATTTTTTTATAATATGGTCAGGTATTTTAGCGTCAGGCCATTCACGCTGAATAACGTTAAAGGGTCGCTTGAACTTACGGTAAACCGTATCGACCGTACCATTCGGCCCTTCTTCAAAACAGATTTGATATGATGGAATAGCCGAATATCGAATAGGGGTTATTTCATCGCCTGGCTGTATAAGCATCACGGCTGTACCTACAGCGAGGTCTAGTAAAAACTCACCAATAGCAAGGTCAAAACCAGACTGCGCCATGATGCCAAACATTTTTTCAGAATAGAAATCTAACGCTTGTTGTGCGGGTATTCTATCCTGTTCAGGTATTTCTAGGCCCGGCTCTAATCTACACCAAGGCCTTTGGGGAGGGAAAAGACTACTTTGGATACGATTGGCAAACCGGGCCGTACTATGTATGGCAGTGCTATCAAACACCCGTTTCATTTTATTCTGACCGGGAACATTGCCCTCATAGTAACCGTCGTACATATTCCGCATAGGAAGCGCGTATTCGTAAGCTTCCTCATAAATAGAACGCCATTGGTCTTTGTGAGTTTCCGCTTTCTTATAGCGTTTCTTTATCTGTTCTACGTTTAAAACCATTAGCTTTGTTTGTGCCTTCGTGCAAAATTTCTAGCTGCCTCTACGCTACCAAAGCCCCAATCTTTTAGAGCTAGAGCTTTTTTAGTAGGTCGGCCTTTTTCGTCTTTCATGGCCCCTCGCATCCCGGCAAACCGTGCCGCAAATGAAACCCTACGCCCGGACGTTCCTGTTTTCTCAGGACTTCTTGTCATTCTTTTTGCCGTACTTAGTCGCCATCTTTTTCCGAAGACTGTTCGTCTTGCTGTTCATTTTCCCGCTCAATGGCTTCTTGCCTTTTTTTGCTCCGTACATCATGCACCTCTGTATGTTTTGGATTGCGAATATATTTTTTCATTAGCCTGACCGTGGGTTACGACCTAATGTGCTTTGAAGCTGTTCGACCTCACGGCCCGGAGTTCCTACCGTCACACCTTCAGCCATCAAGCCTTTTCGACCACCACGCCGACGAGACTGAGCTTTAGCCGCTAGTTTTTTACCAGCATCAACGCGCTCCTGTTCTGCTGCAATTTCTTGCTCCCGAAGATTTTCTTCTATCTTGGGGTCTGGCTCTGGAGCTTTTGGTTTTTTAAAAAGACCACCCATTAAAACAACCTCGAATAAATTTTATAATCTTTGCCATCAGGACCATAACGCCGCATGGTTCCTTCGAAGTCAAAGTAACACCTTTCAGCCCACTTGAGAGCCTGAACGTTTTGTGAATGGATGGTAAACTGTAGACGTTTTATCTGCATCTGCTGGGCGGCAAGCTCAAAAAACTGCAAAGCAGTGCGGTGAAAAGATATTGTTTTACGCCCTATGTGTTTACTAGGAATAAGCCAAGCTTCCGCGCTGCCTTTCCAATACTCGTAAACGCCAAACATGGCATAGACTTTACCCTCACCAATCCCGGTATAAGCTATACCCGCACTTGCATACGAGCTTAGAATAGACAGATAATCTTCGTGATGACTAGCTATATCCTCATCAAACTCATTTAAATCGCACATGAGGTAGTGAGCCGGTGACCAATCAACGAGCTTATGCCGGGGATAGTCCAACGGCATGACCCGGTTAAGTTCAGGAAGCGAATACATCAAAGTTTAATACCTTCGCTTGTGTGGTCGCCGCACCAGAACGGGTAGGGGATTTCGTCATAATCCTATGCTCAGAACCTAACAAACAATAACCCGCCGCATCACCAACGTGGGAATGTTCGTTTTTATTCGGCGTATCTCTAAACCGTTCGTGACCCGCACCTATCGCCACACGCTTGAAGTGATAACCACCCGCCAAAGCTTTGCGTAAACGATTACACTTACGACTGATTAAAAAACCAGGCTTGCTATCTATCAACCTACCCATAGGTATCGCCAAAGCTTCGCGCCGGGTTCTAAACTCGTTCGTCGCCGTAGGTCGAGCCAACAACCCCAGAGTTTTTAGATGGTCAAACGCCGTGGTTTCAAATATCTGGTCACGCTGCATACCCGCCGGGTCACCCCAAATAAGCATCTCAAAGCCGGGAAACCTAGACTCCAACTCACTCTTGAGCATTTCCGCAAACCTGTTCAGCCCCATATCGAACGTGACCAACTCATGCAGAACGTGCCACCGACCATTCCGCATTTTCTGGGCAAAGATAGCCGCCGGGGTCAAACCAAAGTCCAAGCCCACATGAACAGGTAACTCCGGGTCAGCCTCTATGTCAGCCGCCATCAAACTATCGTTGTACTCAGGCCAAACGGGTCTACCTTCCTGAACAAACGTGTACTTGCCTTGAGCATAGCACTGAATCCAATCTAGGTTCTTACCACCCAAAAGCTGTTCATAATATCCCGTCGGTAGGTTTCTAATATTCTCAGCCTTGGGGTTCGTTCTCCACCATCGACCCGACTGATGAATAAACCCTTGCGCCTCAGGCATTTCGTCAGGCAACTCGTCAATGCCCACCTCTAACACACCACCCGGCTGCTTAAAAAAATCCCAAGCATACTTACCACGGGGCTTTTCTTTCTCAGCCAAACGATACCAATAATGGTCATCGTCCATCGGGTTCGTATCCATAATAACGCCATGCCAGGTAGGTCCACCGTCAGCCCTCGTCGGAAAACGTCCAACCCTATGCGTTAATCCATCAATAACCGCTTTGGGTAACTCCCTAGCCTCATTGACCCAAGCTCCCGTTAACTCTAAAGACAACAGCTTCCGCACATCCTTCGGGTCATCTAAAGCTAAGAAGATAACCTCACAATCAATACCAGCCGCACCATCTCTAGGCGGTAACTTGATATGATGAATAATAGGCGGCGAATACTTGACCGGACCCCAAACGTGTTCAGGCATTAACTCCAACCAAGTCTTTAACGTCGTGGTCTTCAACATCGGGTTGGTATTACGAACAATCGCAAACCTCGTGTACTTAATCCCATCTCTAGGACTAGGCTTCTGCTGAATAGCCCGACGCCATATCTCCGCACAGCAAGCATAAGACTT